GCCGATCTAGGGAAAGGCATCGTCAGTATGGCTGACGTTGCTGCTGGCGGTCTTACTGGTCTTGTTGGTCAAGGAAGCTATGCAATACAACGTGCAATGGGCGTTCCTGCTGCCGAAGCTCAGAAGTCAGTGCAAGAGTTTGTTGAGAAGCGCACAGACCCGTTTGGCAGAGCTCTGGGTATTACTGAAGATCCAGCGTACAAAGCCGAAGCTACCCGTAGACTGACAAATTACATTGGCGAGAACGTCGGCAAGGGTGCGGCATGGATTTCTGAAAAGACCGGCATCCCGGTTGGCGACGTTGAGAATATGATTGGCTCGCTAGGTTTGCTGCCAATCCCTGGCGCTGCCAAGGTTAGCCAGCGGGTCGGCGCAACGACCTATGGCGCAGAGCAGGCATTGCGCGATCAATTTGCAGCCAAACCAGCGGCACCGCGGGTTGAGCCCGGTATCGGCGCTCCTGCTGCGGTAGCACCGGCACCAGGCCAGCCAAAGCCAAGGGTAACAATGGCAGAGCTTCAAGCCCAGCTTGCAGAGAAAAAAGCAGCTAAAGAGCAAGCGTTCCAAGATCTTGCTAACGCTCCGAGCTTGCAAGAGGCTCAAGCACGCGGCACGTTAGGCGCAGGACTTACACAACCAATCGGTGGCGCTGGAGCAACACCAAGGAGCGTTGGCGCGGCAGCGGTCGACACTCCTCGAATTCGTGTTGAACGGGCAGCAAGCCTACCCATTCCAATTACTTACTCTCGAGCGCAGGCAACTCGAAATCCGTCTGACGTGAAATATGCCGCTGTTGCTGCCAAAACTCCGCATTTGGCTGAGCAAGTATTTGAGCGCAATGCTGAACAAAACGCTCAGGTTCAGCAGAATATGCAGGCTGGTATTGAGGCGACTGGCACACAATCACAAGGCGTCTCGCCAACCGACTTTGGCCAGCAAATCAAAACCTATGTGCAGGGCATTAAAGATGCTCGCATGGCTGATATTCGGACCAAGTATGCCGAAGCTGAGGCAGCGGGTGAGCTTGCGACTCCTGTTTCTTACCAGCCGGTGCTGGACTTCATTCAAAAGTCAACGGCCAATCGTCCAACTCGCAAATCTCAAAATCCGTTGTATGGGATTATTGAGGAAGAGTTTGCAGCCAACGATCCGAGCGGCACTCGAGCAATCGGAGTGCGTCAGCTTGAGGACATTCGGCAGCTTATCAATGATGAGACCGACTGGACAGACAAACGCCAAGCGGCTTTGTCAACCAAGACCAAGCGATTAATTGACAAAATCACCGAAAATGCCGGTGGCGACATTTACAAGCAAGCTAGGCAAGAGCGAGCGCAGTGGTCAAACGACTTTGAAAATCAAAGCACCGTCAGATCAATCAACGAAATTAAAAAAGGCACTACTGAGCAAGCCGTTCCTACAGAAAAAATCTTTGATCAGCTTTTCCTTGGGAAATCCGGGGACCAGGTTCGCAGGGTTTTTGATTTGTTAGACAGATCTGGACCGGAAGGGCAGCAATTGGTGCGCGACATAAAAGGTCGATTTGGTGAGCATATTTTAGAAAGCACAACCAAATCAGCGCAGCTTGACACCAAAGGCCGGCGCTATGTCTCAACGGCAGAACTAAACAAGCTAGTCACCAATTTAGACAAGAGCGGCAAGTTGGATCTGGTTTTTGGTCCTGAGTGGGCTAACCATTACCGCACGCTCAATGACGTTGTTGCTGAGATTCAAACCATTCCCAAAGACGTCGTAAGCACTTCTGGCAGCGGCGAAACGATCCTTGGAGCGTTGGCCGGCATCGGCGGTGAATTCTTGGGTACAGCAGTGGCAGACCAGCCAGGCATGGGCGTTCCTGTTTTGGTTGCTCAAAGATTGGCGAAGGCTGGATTAGAAAAACGTAAAATCTCGCGTGACCAGACCAAGCTCAGAGATTTCTTGAACTACAAACCTTGATTCACCATGTCAGATATAGACCCCATCCAATACGGTCAGCTTATAGCCAAAGTTGATCTGCTAGAGAAGCAGGTCGCTGATATGCAGGCCGACGTCAAAAAACTTTTAGCTTTGGCCAACCAGTCTAAAGGTGGTCTCTGGTTTGGCATGGCCATCGTCTCCGGTATAAGCACACTAGCAGGTTGGTTCATCAATCACTGGTCTCGGTGATGGAGATCGTTGATCTGTTTCTGAAAGCGTGGCCGGTTCTGCTCGGTCTGGTGACCCTGATCATCGTGCTTTCAAAGCTGGATCTGCGGGTCGCTGTGCTTGAAGAGAAAATGAAATCTGCCTGGGAGCAGATCAACAAGCTAAAGGACAAGTGATGGAATGGCTCAAGAGCATTGCACCGACGATTGCATCAGCGCTGGGTGGCCCGCTGGCGGGGCTAGCGGTTGAGGCCATATCCAAGGCTGTCGGCATCGATCCCAAGGACGTCCAGTCGACGATTGACAGCGGCAAGCTGACCTCGGAACAGATCGGTCAGATCAAGCTGGCAGAGATTGAGATGGCAGCGAGGGCTCAGGAGCTTGGGCTCGACTTTGAAAAGCTCTCGGTGCAGGACAGAAGCTCTGCTCGAGATATGCAATCGGCCACCAAGTCAATGATCCCGTCCATACTGGCGATGCTGGTTACGATGGGGTTCTTCGGCATTTTGGTTGGTCTGATGACCGAACAATTTAAGACTTCTGACGCTTTAATGATGATGTTGGGTTCCCTTGGGACCGCGTGGACGGGCATAATTGCTTTCTACTTCGGCAGCTCAGCCGGTAGTCAAGCGAAAGACCAATTACTGCGGAACAAGTAATGAAAGAGAATTTTGAGAAAGCGCTGAACCTGACGCTCGGTTTTGAGGGCGGGTTCTGCAACCATCCAGCAGACCCTGGCGGCATGACCAACCACGGCGTGACTCGGTTGACATGGGAGGATTGGGTTGGCGCTATCGTCTCCGAAGATTGTATGCGCCATCTGACTGTGGAAGAGGTGACCCCGCTCTACCGTGGGCGCTACTGGAATCGAGCGTACTGCGAAGATCTACCGGCTGGGCTGGACTTTTGCGTTTTCGATTATGCAGTAAATAGTGGACCGAAACAGGCAGTAGTGACATTGCAGCGAGTGCTTGGTCTGAAGGCTGATGGAGTTATTGGGCCATTGACAATGGCTGCGATCAAGCGCGAAAAGACCGAAAATCTGATTGATGATTACTGCGATGCACGACTGAGATTTCTCGAGTCGCTCAAAGGATTCGCGGTCTTTGGCAAGGGTTGGACCCGTCGCGTCAACGCTGTTGAAGAATTTGCGAAAAAAAATCTATAAATCAAACGCTTTTGCTAGACACTTAAAGAGTGCTGTGATATTTAGCACTATCTCAACAGATGGTGCTAGATAATGCAAAGAAATTCAACAGATGAGGAGTTTCTTGCAGCGTGGGAGAGGTTTAGAAGCGCTGTCGAGGTTGCAAAGTTTCTTGGAATTACTGAGCGCAATGCTCACAACCGGCGCAGAGCCCTAGAGAAAAGGCTCAAGATAAAACTAGAAGCCAGTCACAAGCTGGCTCGAAAGTTTGACGCAGCGCAAACGTATCATCTGACCAAAGCACGGCACCAAGCTGGAATAACAACCGGCACGGTGATCGTGTTTTCAGATGCGCACTTCTGGCCTGGTATGCGAACGACCGCGTTTAAGGGTCTGCTGTGGGCGATCAGCGAGTTTAAGCCCTATGCCGTGATCAACAACGGCGACGCTTTTGACGGGGCTAGCATTAGCCGTTTCCCGCGTATCGGCTGGACGCAGCAGCCAAGCGTTAAAGAGGAGCTGCACGCCTGCCAAGAAGCTCTGGCAGAGATCGAAGCAGTCGCCAAGGCAGCGCGGCACAATGTTCAACTTGTCTGGCCATTGGGCAACCACGACTCTAGGTTTGAAAACTTTCTAGCGACAAACGCTGGAGGATATGAAGGCGTTGCCGGCTTCTCATTAAAAGACCATTTCCCCGAATGGAAGCCGTGCTGGAGCTGCTGGTTGACCGACAGCGTAGTAGTCAAGCATCGGTACAAGAACGGCATCCACGCGACCCACAACAACACGATGGGCAGCGGCACTAGCATCGTTACTGGCCACCTGCATTCTCTCAAGGTGACGCCATTTAGCGACTATAACGGCACCCGGTACGGAGTCGATACCGGCACACTGGCCGACATAGATGGAAAGCAGTTTAACGATTACCTCGAGGACAACCCGGTCAATTGGCGATCCGGGTTTGCGGTTTTGACGTTCAACAATGGCAAACTTCTGTGGCCAGAGCTGGCCAGCAAACACTCGGAGGGTATTATTGACTTCCGAGGTCAGATCATTGACGTGGGGGAAATATGACCGAAAAGCTCGAAGCCAAAAGCCAGCTAATCGAAAAAACGGCGTTTGCTGTTTTGCCGATTCTTTTTACTTGCGTGGTCTACCTGATGAGCGCTCTGGATAAGCTCACGCACGACGTCACTGTGCTAAACGCTAAGATCAGCCTGGTTGTCACCAGCGACAATAAGCAGGCGGCAAACAGTGGCGCAGAGCT